GTGAAAGACGGTGAACTGGACAAAGCCGAATATGAGCGGTGGAGAAGAACGCAGGTATTCCAGGGAAACCGTTATCATCAAATGGCTGATACTCTTGCAGCTGATATGACACACACAAACCAGATAGCGGCATCTGTGATAAACGGTTATCTCCCCGAGGTATATGCAGTAAATCATAATTACGGCACATATGAGATAGAAAAAGGCTCACGGATAAACACACAGTACACGATGTACGATAAGCAGACCGTTGAACGGCTTATCCGTGACAATCCCGATCTACTCCCCCGAAAAGCGGCTGTAAATGTGCCAAAAGATCAGTTGTGGAACAAAAAGCACATCAACTCAGCTATAACACAGGGAATTTTACAGGGTGAATCCATAGACAAGATATCACAGAGACTTGCGGCAACAGTCACAGATATGTCGCATACATCGGCTATACGTAATGCAAGGACTATTACCACATCAGCGCAGAATGGCGGCAGAATTGACAGCTATAAACGTGCTGAGGGTATGGGAATAAAGATGCTTCAAGTTTGGATGGCAACGCTTGACGATAGAACCAGACACGAACACAGACAGCTTGACGGACAGAAACGAAAAGTCGGTGAAGCGTTTGAGGCCGAGGGAGAGAAAATATTCTTTCCGGGTGACCCTGCCGCCGAACCATCTCTTGTATGGAACTGTCGCTGTACTCTCATCGGAGAAGTCGAGGGAGTTGACTATAACTTATCGGACGTATCGCAGAGAGACAACAAGCTCGGTGATATGACCTATGAGGAATGGAAGGAAGAAAAGCGGAAACAGGATAACGCTGAACCGAATGCTCCGAAGCCTGAGCCGGAACCAAAGACAGAGGATAATCCTGTTGAGGTTGAAGTGCCTGCTCCTACGGTTGAAAAACCTGATGCGGTGGATGAGCCTATACCGCAGAGAGAAGAATTCAAGCCTGCAAGCACGATTGAAGAAGCGGAACAGTTTATCATGCAGTATATGGACTTTGACCAATTCGGAGCATTACGTGAAGTAAGCTATAAAGGCATTGACCTTGATGCGGCAAATGAGATAAATGGAACGATATCACGGCTTTACAATGAATTTAACGTTGATAAATTCGGCGGTATTGTAGCCCCTGCAAAGAATACCAAACTTGGCAAGGCTATTGATGAAGCTGTTGCAGGCTATATGCCAATGAGAAATAGCTTTGTTCTCAACAAATCCGCTTTGAAGTCGGTTAAAATAGCTGAAAAGGGCTTTGCAGAAGAAAACAAGCTGATGAAGGATATGCTTGAACATCCTGAGAAATATGACTTTAGCAAAATATCAAGGGCGGCAAGAACAGTAATAGAGAATTCAAAGATAAGCGGTCGAGGAACAGTCCCCGACAACATAACCGAAGCTTTAACACATGAATTCGGTCACGCTCTTGAAAAGCAAGTCAAAAAGCATGAATTATGGGATAAAGTCGAAAAGGATATGCAGACATACGCTCCTAAAATCTCAGGATATGCAACAACACAAAAGGGTGAATATATCGCTGAAAGCTTTGCATCATGGCAAAAGGGCGAGAAATTCGCAGACCCGAACCTTATCAAGATTTTTGAAAGTCTGAGAAGGAAGTGATAATATGGATGATAAGAAAAAAGAATCTGAGCAGGCAAAGGATCTTGACGAAGTAACCGCAGACAATTTCTTTATTGCAACACAGGCGTTAAAGGAAATGACTGAGGATAAAAAGGACGGTGATTAAATGCCCGACATAGATATTCAGATAACCGATAACAGCGGTGAGATACTCAGAGCACTGGAAGAAAAGAAGAAAGCGGCTCTTGAAGGTGTAGGAATTGCGGCAGAAGCTTACGCTAAGATGCTGACACCAGTAGACACAGGCAGAGCAAGGAACAGCATTACTCACGCAGTAAGGGGCGATGATGTTTATATCGGCTCAAATCTTGATTATTTTGTCTGGCTGTCCTTGGGCACAGGCATTTACGCAAGCGATGGCAAGGGCAGGCAATCACCGTGGGGCTATTATGACCGAAACGGCAAATATCACGTTACAAGGGGTATGAAACCCCGACATATGCTCAAAAAAGCCGCATCCGAACACACAGAAGAATACAAGCGTATAATTGAAGCTATTATGAAGCGTTAAATTATACGAAATGTATTGACAAAATGAAAGTCAGGTGTTATAATATGGACAAATACAGAATTACTAACGAACAGCTTGAAAGAATCCATGCCGCTCTTGATAAAGGGCATAGAATTGAACTTATCCCCTTAAAGGATAATATCAAAATTATGGATATCAGGCGAGAGGAACTGAAAAAACCGAAGAACAAGCAGTAATGAAAGTATTACTGGAATGCCGAGCGTGGTTGATTATATCAACTGCGCTCTTTTTTGTTATATGCTCAGAATCGGGGCAATACCGATAACGAGCATCCATATTATCACCTGACTTTAAGCGTTAAGTCAGAAGGTCAAAGAGGTTGACAATCTCCCATATCGTTGACCTCTTTTTGCATATAAGCGGTAAAGTAAATCCGCTGAATATAAATACCGAACGGCAAGGAACAGCCGACAAAGTAACGGAGGTATAAGACTATGGCATTCACAAGAAAAGCACTGAAAGCAATGGGTTTAACAGATGAGCAGATAGATTCCATCATCTAACTGCACACTGAAAGCACAGATGCAATCAAGGCAGACAGAGACAAGTACAAGGAAGATGCAGAAAAGCTGTCTGATGTACAGAGACAGCTTGACGAAGCTAATTCCAAAATCTCAGCCGCTGAAAAGGACGATTACAAAGGAAAGTATGAATCCGAAAAGGCTGCACACGACAAGCTGAAAGAGGATATCAAGGCAAAAGAGACAACAGCTAAGAAGTCAACAGCTTTCGAGGCTTATCTCAAAGAAAAAGGATATTCCGATAACGCTATCGCAAAGATCACGAAGTACGGTGGTTATGTTGATGGTATCGAGCTTGATGATGAGGGCAAGATAAAGGACAGTGATAAGCTCCTGACCTCTATCGAGGGCGAATGGGGCGAGTATAAGCCTACTATAACAAAGGTCACATACGCACCAAACGTCCCGAATCAGACAGCAACAGGCGGCGAAAAGAAAACAACATCCAGAGCAGCGCAGATATGGGAAAAGACCATGAAGTCTATGTACGGCGATAACGCTGTAAATTCTGCGGATGCAAACAACAATAACTCATCGGGAAAGGAGAGTTAATATGTCGTTTATCAAGGCACCAACAACAGGCAAGGTTTATGCTCCCGGCTATTTCCTTGCAAAAGATGATGAAAACTGCGTAAGAGAGACACGCACTATACTTGCATCAGGCGGCACAACAGCAGGCGGCGGCAAGTATGTTCCTATGGGTACAATTTACCCTGCAAATAACTCAACAGCAGAGGGAATTCTTTATGAAGATGTAGACGTTACAACAGGCGATATGCCCGGCTCAGTAGTAACTAAAGGTATCGTATATGAGGATAAACTCCCTGTGCAGCTTGACAGCAATGCTAAGACAGCACTTATCGCAAAGGGATTAAAGTTCATTGCTACATCTCCTGAGATCGTAAGACCTAAGTGGACAAACGATGCAACACTTGCAGAGATCACAGTAACATCAACTGAGGGTGCGGCAAGCGGAAAGACACATCTTAAAGTATCAGGCTATACACCTACAGCAGGCGAAAGCTATTATTACAAAGTGGGTAATGCTACAACAGCACCTTCTGTAACATACGGTCTGCCACTTGATAATACATGGTCTGCATTTACAGACGATACTGATTACACAGTAACAGATACTTACAAGGTAACTGTTGCATCTGTAGACAGCACAGGTGCCGTTGTAGCTGCTGGTTCTGCTGCTGCTGACACAAAGGCTTGATGAAAGGAGAGTAAAGTTATGACTTGGGAAAATGGTATTTTTGGTATGGTCGGCAAAGAGGACTGGCTGAGTGTTCCTTTCACTCCCCCTGTTCTTGCAAATGATCCTATTGACAGACTTTTCGGCAATGAGAAAACAGATAACATCGGCGCACGTTGGGATG